CCATCATTCAGATCGGCACGCGCCAAACAGGAGGAGGGTTGCTGACGAATGTCGGCCTTACGGGGATCAATTTCACTTGTGCCAACGCAACCTCGACCATTGCTTGCGTGAAGGTTGATGGGCTTGGGAATGGCAGTTTCATTGAAAATAACAGCGTGAACTATGGAGGGTACTGTTACCAATTGGAAGACCTCGACCGCCCCCTTATCTTCAACGACATCTGCAACAATCCGTACATCGCAGCATACTACGGTGAAGAAGGTCTGGAGAATACCTATGGCAATGTGAACTTCCAAAACGATACCGCCGCGTTATCAAATGCCAGTAGCGTGGCATGGCTTTTCGGAGCCGATGCAGATCAGGGAAGTCCTGCGGCCATCGCGCGCATTACGATGCTCAATGACCTGTTCCACTCGAACAATGGCGTAGCTTCTACGACGGGACTTCAAATGACGGTTCCTTCGCGCGCTATGACAGTTCAAAACTCGCTGTTTGAATCAAACACGTGGCAGGTCAACCTCGACAGCGAAGATCACGTTGATTTCATTGCCGACCAGATGACCAACAATAACCCATTCTCCGCAACCTCATCTGTCGATTGCTTCGAGTTCGATAACTTGGGCGGTGGAAATCCGTGGGTGACGATACAAGACGATTCATTCGATAATTGCGTAAACGGATTCCATAGTTATTCGGGGACGTATCCGTGGCTCACGTTCCTCGGAACAAACAAGAATGACAGCAATATCACGAACCTCTTTGTCGGATCATGGTCGGCACTTCAAGGACAGGATACCAACTTCGCAGGGGGTGATGTTTTGAATCTTGGTCTTTCAACCCAACCCATGGCAAATGTATTTACGGTAAATCTCACCGCAACGGGCACGATTCAGACCGGTCTTGCAAATAATTCCTTCGTGGCGACGAATGGATCCGGACAACTCATCACGACTTCCACTCCGTCAGGAGGAGGAGGTGGGGCAGCTACGACAACGCCCTATGTGGTCGGTGGTATGACGATGGTGAGTTCCACGGGCGCATTATCAACAGAACCGATACAGCAATGGTATTCGCCCTATACTTCGAACGGCGTCAACAACGGCAGCGTGAACCTCTGGGGTGCTAATACGGACATTCTTACCGGCCCCGTGATCATCGAGAACCCGATACAGGCAGATGCCATCATGTGGTACACCAGAACCACCGATGCCTCAACGACAGATAAATATGACATCGGACTTTATAAAATAAACTCCAACACCTCGACGGTCGCAACCCTTGTGTTTAATGCGGGCGCAAACACATTGGTGAACGGCGGAAAACAGATAGCTACATCGACACAAGGCAGCGTACTGCTTCAGCCTGGCGAATATCTCATCGGGATAACTGGCTCAAGTACGACGGGGAAGATGGCGGCGAGCGGTAACGAGTTCTATCTCTGGAACGCCGCTACTGGAAACGCCTCGGTGGGTGGTGTTCTTTCCGCAACGACAACAGTCCCCGCGATGAGTCCAGACAATTCTCCCTATCCACAATTCGCTATATTCAACCGCTGATGAAATATCTCCTCATCTTCCTCGGACTTCGCTCAAAGTGCTGTGGCGCGCCGATTTACGATTGGGACAGTAAAAGGTCGTTCTGCGAAAACTGCGAAAACAAAGTCTAATGTACGGCTTCTCTGGATACGGCACGAATGTTTATGCGACACCCCGGCAGACCGGGATCATCGGCCCCGTCGTCATCCTCGCCATGAGGATACTACGAAGCACCTACGGCATCCCACAAGCGCTCTTGCTCCGCTTCCGGAACAGCAGACTCACAAACCCACAAACGAATAACACCACCCTCGAACTATGATCCAACCGATACAAATCACCCAGAACGATTACGGCTACCAGATCCCCTTCACACTTGAGGACGGCAACGGCAACGCCGTGAACCTCACGGGCGCAACGCTATCGTTCAAGGTCCAGTCCGCGCAAGACCCGGACGAGACGCTTCTCACGCAGACGGGCGCAATGACGATCGACAGCCCCACGGCGGGAACGTGCCACTACACACCGGCAGCCGGCGACTTTCCGAACCCAGGCACGTTCATTGCAGCGATCACCGCGACATGGAGTTCGAGCGAAGTGCTCACATGGTCAGGCATACAAATAGTCGTCAATCCGGCATTGCCGGTTTCTAATAACTGACGAATGCCACGAAACCTCAAATCAACGAACTATGTGAGCGTGCAATGCTCGGGAGGATGCGGCACCACGCTTCAGCGAAAGCCCGGTGTCCCTCATCCGACTTGCGTCATGTGCAAGCAGGCGCGAGCGCGAAAGAAATGGAACACGCACCCGAAAACTTATGCACATAGTAAAAACCAGGCTTCTCGCTAGACTGAAGGTAATAAACAAAGCGTCGATACCCGTATAAATCACAAAAACAATCCATGAGTAAACAGGTTCAAGTGGGGCTCGTAGTAGTAGCAGTAGCGCTCGGAGGAGTCCTGTGCGGTTTTGCCGGATTCGGCATTGCACAATTGATCCAGCCGACCCTCGGCGGAGATTTCGCGGGCGGCGTTCTGCCGAGCACCCTCGTAACGGGTAGCGCGTCGGGAGGGCTCACCGGCAACGGATACGTCCAGCCGGCAGGTTCGCTTTCGTCCAATGACGAGAACGGCCTCAGTATCGGTGCTCCGGACCAGTACCACGGCCTCACGGAATACATCACCGCATCCGGCACCCCGTCCGCAGTAGTCACCCTCGGCGCGTTCGGTGCGACGACCTCGTCCGCGACGACCTCACTTGCTCTTCCCGAGACCGCCGGGCTTTCAGTAGGCGCGATCTGCAGTGGTAGCGCGGCGACAACGACCGTCTACGTTTCTGGTTGCGTTCTCACCTCCACAAACGGAGCAACGGGCACGGCAACGGTCGCGTACTCGAACATCATCCCCGCCGCGCTTTCGGTTCCAACCTCCACCATATTTCGTATCACCTTCGATCAACTTCCCTACTAACCCACGAGTAAATGAATGAGGAAGCTCTAAAACTATTCTCGGCTGACCTCGCAAAGGAACTGAAGGCGAAGCTTCAGGACCAGGCGATTTCAGATTTCGTAACAACCGTGAAGGCATCCGGCGACGACCGGAGCTTTGAAGTGGTCATGAGCACGTCGGACGAGGACCGCCAGGGCGACTCCCTCGACCAGGCCACGTGGGACTTCAAATACTACGACCTCAATCCCGTGGTCCTATGGGCGCACAACTACCAGAGCTTCCCCATTGGCATCGTCACCGACATCCAGATTCAGGGCGACAAGACGGTCGCAACGGGCAAGTTCGCACCGGCAGGCGTGAATCCCGACGCGGACATGGCGTGCGCTCTCTACCAGTTGAAGATCCTCCGCGCCGTATCCCCCGGCTACATCCAGAACGATGACGGAACCCGCGAATTGCTCGAAATGAGCTTCTGTCCCGTTCCAGCCGGCCGCAATGCGCTTTCCATGCGCCAAGTGAGCACACTCGGCGTGACGACGCGCGAGCTTGTCACCAAAGGCTTTTTCTATGAAGAGAAGAAGGCTAAAGAACAGCAGATAGGCGATCCTTGTGAGTTCGAGGACGGTTCGTCCGGCACTCTCGCCGACGACCCCAAGAATCCGGGAACGCTCATATGCGTACCGACCGAGAACAAGGCGCAGGACGACACCAAGCCAAACGAGAACATGAAAGACAAACTCAACAAATCACTCAAAACAGAAAGCACCCGGCACGGCGAAGCGATCGGCAAGAGCATCGAGGAGTTCACCGAGAAGAGCTTCGATAAGGACGGTGGCACGCCGAACGATACGACGAAGGAGATCGATGAGTTTGAGAAGTCCATCGACGGCGAACACCCCGAACATCTCGACAAGTGCATGAAGGCCATTGATGAGAACTACGAGCTGGAGGACCAGAAGAAGTCCATCGATAAGTTCAAGACCGCCATACAGGGCGAGCACATCGAGCATGTAAAAGCATTCGACAAAGCCATTGCCGAGTTCAAGGACGCATGGGCTGACGGAGACGATTCCGACCGTAAGAAAGCTATCGATGGCTTCACTACCAAGTCCGCAGCCGAACTCGGACGACACGAGAACGCCCAGCGGGATCTCGTGAAAGCTGAGATGGGCGAAGGCGAAACCGACCAGGAGAAGGCCCTCGGGAACAAGGGCGAAGTGGCCGACGAGCTTGCCGAAGACGACGTGCAGAAGGCGAAGTACCAGAAGCTGAACGAGGTCTATGACATTTTCTATGCTTTCACGAGTGCTTACATGGATGACAACGTCGGAGTAGACGACTTCGAGAAGTTGCTTGATGAGGCCGTTGCCTTGATGAAGGGCAACAAGGAAAAGGGCTTTGTATCAGCCTTTATTGGGAAATCCACACCGGTTCTACCCGCAGCGATCAAAGAGAAGATCAGCGCGGTCATCACGACCCTTGAAGCTCAGACCGAGCGCGAGGAATCCACCAACATCGCAATTGCCAGCCTCAAGGAACTTACGGGTTCCCCACAGGAAGACAAGGGGAAGGAACAGAAGTCTGAAAAGACGACTGCCCCGAAAAAAAGGTCGAGTCCTCCAGTAGCTACGGAGACCACGAGCGAAGAGACTCTTTCAGAGTTCGAATCGTTCATGCTCACCCGCAAGGTACTGAAGGCGGTCTATCAAAGCGCCGGCGAAGGACTCGCTGAGATGAAGAAAGCTTTGCGGGAGAAGTACCCGGATCGCCGATAGACCACACCCACAACTTTAGAAATGAACGAAAAAAATGAAGCATTGCTGAAATCGGTTCAAGAGACCGTCAGCAAGAGTTTCAATGATTTTATGGAGACTTCCCTCGTCCCTACGATGGAGGAAGTGTCCGTAAAGGCAGCCCGCAAGGAAGTCGAGCGGATGCAGATCGAACGCTTCGTCCGTGGCCGCGATGTTTCCGGCTTGGGCGATGAGCAGAAGAAGGCTTTTGCGAAGCAGGTTCAGTCCGTATTCCGTGGCGACCGCGAAGGTGCTTTGAAGGTGAAAGCCAACGAAGCACTCATCGGCGAGCAGGACAACCGCGGAGGCTATTTGGTCGAGGCTGAAGTAGCGAGCGCAATCTTGCGTATCGCCGCTTCGGTCGGAACGATCATGAAGCAGTGCCAGCAATGGCCGATGAAGACCGATGAATTGGGAATCCCCAATTACACCGGCTCATTCCTTACCGGTTCCTACGTCGGCGTTGACCTTCCGGGCACCGTTACCGGCTTGACCTTCGGACAGGCAGTTCTCATTGCGAGAAAGTGGCAGCTTGCATTCACCGTTGGCAACGACCTTTTGGCCGACGCCTCAGTGCAGCTCGCTGACTGGCTTTTGGCAATGGCTGGCGAAGCTCTCGCCAACATGGTTGACCAACAGGGTTTCATCGGAGGCACCGTCACCACGGCTCCGGGACCTTTCGTTGGCATCTTGAACACACCGAACGTCCAGACGTACACGTTGACATCTGGCAACACGACGTACGCGAAGTTCTCGGTCATCAACGATTCGTCCGCGATGATCGGTAAACTCGAAGAGTCGATCTTGGATGGCGCTGCATTCTATATGCACCGCACCGTCTGGGCATCGCTCCGCGTGCAGAGTGATGCAGGCACGGGCTTGCCGTTCTTGCTGTTCGGTGGACTCGCGTCCCCGGCAACGCTCGACATCGACCCGACTGGCGGACCTATCAAGCCCGCAGGATCGATCCTTGGCTTCCCGGTCTACACGAACCGTTGGCTCCCTTCCACTTCGGTCGCATCGCAGGCAAACACGCCGTTCCTGATCTTCGGGAACATGAAAGCGTGCGCGTTCGGCGACAAGGGCGATATGAGAGTGGCCCAGTTCGAGTCCGGCAGCTTTGGCGGCAAAGAGGTAGCTCTTTCCGACCAGCGCGGCATCGTCTACAAGCATCGCCACGCATTCGTGGTCGTGCTCCCTCAGGCATTCGTGGTCGCTTACACAGCAGCGTCCTAGTGACGCTTTAGAGTAACCAGGTCTGTCTATGCCATCTCCGGCCATTGCTCTCTTCCTAGAGCATTGGCCGGACTGGCCGAGGATCAAATAAACCGCCCGTCGAACCGCAAGGTTCGTCCCTTCCGATTAAAGTCGAAGGAAGGCAGGGGCCAAACACTCACAATTATCATGCGCATTTCTGCATATGATGACATCCGCAACGCCAGCAGCGTCGCTCCCCAGAGCATCTCTGGTTCGTCTGCCGTGAATGGTTCTTCCGTCGATACCCAAGGGTATGACAACGCGAAGATCCACTTCTATGCAGCCGCAGCCTCCGGCTCCCCGAGCGCCGCATCCGTAGCGGTCACGCTCCAGGAGAGTGCTGACGGCAGCACGAACTGGGCAAACGCGCTCGATAACACGGGCACGGTGATCGGCTTCACGCTGAGCGCCCTTCAGTCCGCAGCAGCGTTCGGAGCGGCTCGCGTCGAAGGCCTCGGTCTTAATCGGAAGCGATACCTCCGCGTCGTTGCTACCCCGTCTTTCACAGGCGGCACTTCACCGGCGACCGTCTCCTACGGCGAGTTGGTGTTCGGTGGAGGTGCTCAGCAACTCCCCGTCACATCAGCAACCTCGAACACCTAGTTCGAGTCTTCGTTCCCTTGGCACTTCCGGGTGAGGTAAGTGCCAAGACACGAGGACAATTCCTCGCCATCTGAATGACACAGAAACAGGAACAAGTTTATCCATATGCTTTGACGACACTCAGCCGGGTAAAAGACCGCTTGGGCCTCACCGACACGTCTTTTGATTCTTTGCTTACCCGCTATATCAATGGCGTTACCGATGGCATCGAGCGGGCGTGCGGAAAGTCGGGACTTGAGCGGAGCCCAAATGACGGCCATTTCGTACAAAAGAAATATACGAACGAGGTCTACAGCGTCAGGGGCCAGCGGCAGGAACGCCTTGTACTCCGCAATGCGCCGGTGACGTATGCGTTTCTGACCGGCGATCTTACGAACAATTCCGCGACGGTAGCAAACTGTTCTACCGTGGCTGGCCTCGTTGTAGGAATGCCCATCGTTGGCGTCGGCATATCGAGCGGAACCACAATCACGGCGGTCGGAACGACAACGATCACCTTGAGCCAGGTTGCAGGAACGACCCAGACCGGCGTCTACCTTGAAGCGAGTGGCCTGCTTTCCTTCCAATGGCGCGCAGGCACGCCGAGCAATCCGGTGTGGACTCCCTTCATCCCGGACCAGTTCGAGATCGAGCAGCAGGGCGCATCCGGGATCATCCGCGTCTACGGCGTCATGCCGCGTCTCTATTCGAACATGCTCCGCGCGACCTACATCGCCGGGTATCCCGTGGATTGGCAGAACGCGGGCAATGGTTCCACCCAGCGCCTCCCGGCAGACCTCACGAACACGTGCGAAAACATCGTGGTAAGGCTCTACAAGCGCCAATTGCTTGCGGGCAAGGCATCCGAGAACATCCAGGGTGCGACGAACGCGTGGCGCGATCAGCTCGATTCCTTCGATAAAGACGTGATCCAGTCGTACACGCGCGTCGGTACCTATTTCTAATCCGATGTCCACCTTCCGAGTAGACATCCCCAATCTCCCGCAGCTCCAAAAGGCGATGGCTTCGTATCCGTCGGTATCGACGCCCATTCTTCAGAGCGCCATCGTCGCAGCCCAGGCGATCCTTGCCAAGTACACGACGCCCGCTACCGTACCCGTACTGACCGGATACCTTTTGCAGAACTGGGGTTTCGCGATCGGCAATCTCCGCGCGAGCTGGTATCCCAAGGCCGCATACGCTTCTTACGTTGAGTTCGGCACCGCTCCGCACGTCATCAAGGCGGTCAATGCGAAAGTGCTCGCCAACGCAAAGACGGGTCAATTCTTTGGACCCGTAGTCCATCACCCCGGAACGAAAGCAAATCCATTCCTCGAACGCATCATGTTTGCTGCGCAACCGGATATTACCGCCCTCTTTGTCCAGGCGCTCGCAAAGATCAACGCCCAAATATCCACCCAAGCCGCATGAACTACGCAAGCAAAATGAAGAAGGCCATTATTGCCGATCTCCAGTCGCTCGTGACCACAGGGACGCTCGGTTTGGTCATGTCCAACGATTATTCGAAGATCAACCCGCTCGACCAGGACATACCCGGAACGCAGACGCCGGTGGCGATCGTACTTCCGCCGATGGTATCGACATCTGCATATGAAGACGTTGTCACCAACCTGCGCGAGTACACCTGGTACATCCTGATCGCCGATCTCCCGGAACACGTGAGCGCGGGAGGGGACGGCTATCTTGAGGATCTTATGGACGCCGTGCTGAACGTCTTTGACCTGGATTGCACCCTTCAGGGAACGGCCATCGGCGCGGTCATGCCGGCGGTGCAGGAGCCGCCCGGCATCATCAGCGGGAATAACATCACCTATGCCACGTTCTATGTCACATTCAAGGCAAAGCAGCTCGTCCCTGCCGCCGTAAAGGAGCAATAGGTATGCACATGGACACCGCTTGACCAATTGCTATGCTGAACTCATAACAACCCAACCCACCACATGATCGCCGAACCAGAAAAGAACAAGATGATGGACCCGTCCGCCGATGACGCGGGCCAAGTGACGCTCAAAGCCGTGAGCGGCATCAAGAACGAGTACCACTTTCCCGGAGTTCCTCTCTACAAGCCTCTCGCCGTTATCGCATCGACCTATGAAGAGGCGCTTGCGATCTGGAAGACAACGAGAATCCCGGTGACACCGGCACCTGAAAAGGTCGAAGTTGTAGAAGCAGAAAAGGAAACTACTAGCGAAACACAGTAATGGCAGCAAAAGGAATCGGCAGACTATTCAGCATTGGTATCGCAAAAGAAACCTCTCGCGGCACGGCAATTTCGTCAGCGTCATATTGGCTCCCGTTCAGCGATGCCTCAATCGAGGAGAAGTTCACGAACGTCACCCAGGATGAGGCATACGGCATCATCGAGGAATCCGTAGGGCAGTTCCGCGTAAAGAACTGGGCAGAAGGAACGCTCAAAGTTCCCCTCACGGATCAGAGCCTTCCGCTCTTGCTCTATTCGCAGTTTGGCGCAGTTGCGAACGCCACCCACGCGGGAGAGAGCGTCGTCTACGACCACACGATCACGGTGGGCGAATCGGCGCAGCACCAATCGCTCACGCTCTTCATCCATGACCCGCTCTCGGGTACGGACTACTCGCACGCGCTCGGGGTCATCCACAAGACCGACTTCGATGCGGAACTCGGCAAGTTCGCCGCGCTCACGCTTTCAGTCAAAGCGCTCAAGGGCGTATCGCAATCATCTTTCAGTCCGTCTATCGTCTCAGAGAATCGCTTCCTGCCGCAGTACATGACGTTCAAGTACGCGACGGCGGTATCCGGACTTTCCGGCGCCACCGCGATCCCATTGAAGTCAATCAAGCTCACCATCGACGAGAGCATCGAGGATGATGAAGTGCTTGGCAGCGTCGCACCGATCGACTTCCTGAACAAGGAGTTCAAGGTCGAGGGAACGCTTGAAGCGATATACCAGAACCTCACCGACTTCAAGAGCGTCGCGCTCGCGACCCCGAACGTCCCCCAGGCGATGCTTATCGACCTCAAGAACACGGACGTGACGATCGGCAGCTCGACAAATCCCGAAGTGGCGATCACCCTCAACCAGGTCTACTTCACGGAATATTCCCGCCCTCTGAAAACAAAGGACTTGGTTTACCAGACGATCAAGTTCAAGGCGACATACAAGATCGCCGACTCGCAGATGGCGAAGATCGTCGTCACGAACACCGTCGCCAGCTATTAGATCAACTAAATCCTCACCACATGGATAAATCCACAAAGACCGTCACCACCCCGAGCGGCATCCCCATCGAACTCAAAGCATCACTCTCAGCAGGAGACTTCCTTGATGCGAATGACACGCCGAACGGCGTAGAGCTCTCAAAGGTGCAGCTCAGCAAGCGCATCATGGACGCAGCCGTCGTCTCCGTAGATGGCGTCACGACCGACATTCCGACCGCCCTCCGCAATCTCTCCCTTCCCGATTACATCTTCTTGGGCAAGGAGGTGGCGAAGCTCGTTGAAGGGGATTTTACGAGGGCGAAGACTCAGTAGATCTCATTTGGCACGAGTTCTTCGCCCTCGGACGAGCTCACCTTCCGCCCCGGATGAAAGCCGTATTGCTCTGTGACCGCGAGAAATGGACGTGGCAGCAGTACCGTGAGCAACCGCAATGGTTCATCACGTCGCTGCTCACCATGATCCAGAACGAGGCCGAGCAGGCCAATCGCAGGAGCAAGCAAACTTGACGCAAACGACCTTTGGACGCAGAGTAATAGGGTTCAAAGGTCGAAACCCAATATCAATCACATGGAAACATTTTTCATCCTACTCATCTTCGGCGGTGTCCCGCTTGCTATCTTTTCTTTGATTATTCTCGGCGCAGTCCTCCGAGCACGGCGACAACGAGCGATCGGAGACGCGGCAGCCAAATATCTCAAGTCATAACACCTCATGGGGGAATCCGAGCTTCAAATCCTCATAACGGCAGTCGATGAAGCATCGGGAACGATGGCCGAAATTAGCGAGGCCGTCAGTGGAATGGCCGAAGAGGTTACATCGTCCACCGACGCAGCCTCCGAAAGTTTCGGCGAGTTCGGCTTACAGATCAACGCGACTACGGGCGAGATAGAGAATGCCCTGCTCACTCAGAACCAGTCGTTTGCGTTGGCCGCCGAGATGGTTCAGCAATCCTCTGAGGAGATGATCAACCTCATGGCCGAGGTGGGCGTGTCTGCGGAAGAGGCCGC